CCATCGGAAGAGCGGCAGCGTGTATCGCGCCATCAGCGCGGAGGCCTACAGCAAGCACGGCTTCAACGCGAGCCGCATTCTGTTCGACGAGCTGCATGCGCAGCCGACCCGCGAGCTGTGGGACGTGCTGGCGACGAGCACCGGCGCCCGCGCGCAGCCGTTGATCGTCGCCATTACCACGGCCGGCTACGACCGCCATTCGATCTGCTGGGAAATCTATCAGCACGCAAAAAAGGTGCAGGCGCATCCCGAGATTGACCCGACCTTCCTGCCAGTGATTTACGAAGCGGACGCCGACGAGGACTGGACGGATGAGCGCGTGTGGCGGAAGGCGAACCCGGCGCTCGGCGACTTCCGCTCGCTCGAAGAAATGCGATCGGCCTGTCAGCGGGCGCAGGAAATCCCGGCGCAGGAAGCCGCGTTCCGGCGGCTCTATCTGTCGCAGTGGACGGAAACGGAAACGCGCTGGCTGTCGCTCGCGAGCTGGGACGCCTGCCAGGCGCCAATCGACGTCGGCGCGCTCGTGGGCCGGCGCTGCTACGTCGGCCTCGACTTGAGCACCACGACGGACTTGACCGCGGCCGTCGCGGTGTTTCCCGACGACGACGGCGGCGGCTTTACCGTGCTGCCGCGGTTTTTCTGTCCGACGGACAGCATCAAGACGCGCGTCACACGGGACCGCGTGCCCTACGACGAATGGGTGCGCCGCGACTTCCTGACGGCCACGCCGGGCCGCACGGTGGATTACGACGCGGTGCGAGCGCTGCTCGGCGAGTGGCGCGAGCGCTTCGACGTGCGCATGGTGTCGTTTGACCCGTGGAACGCGACGCACTTGGTGTCGCAGCTCGAGTCCGTGGACGGGTTCGTGTGCGTCAAAGTCCGGCAAGGCAAAGCGTCGCTGTCGGCGCCGAGTAAGGCGCTCGAAAAGGCGGTGCTCGAGCGCACGCTGCGGCACGACGGCCAGCCGGTCATGCGGTGGTGCGTCGGCAACGTCGCCGTCGACACCGACCACGCCGGCAACATTCAGCCGAGCAAGCAAAAGTCGACCGAGCGCATCGACGGCGTGGCGGCGCTCGTCATGGCGCTCGACGCGATGCACCGCGACCAGGCCGCGCCGGTGGCCGCGCCAGAGCTCTATGTCTGGTCATGAGTAAGCGCCCAGGCCGCAAGCCGCTGGACCCGTCGGATGCGCCGTCGGTGCGGCTCACGCTGACGCTGTCGGCGACGCGGTACGACGTACCGCACGGCGACGGCGGCGCGGCAGTCGGTGCCGGAATACCTGCGGGCCGTGCTCAGCCGGGAATTAAAAAACCTAAATTCACGCCTGCGCGATCCCAGCCGCTAACCTCGGCGGCGCATGCTCGACCGCGCCTACGCGCTCCTCGACATCAAAGCCTTCGACGGCGAGCGCCGCACTATCACCGGCCTGGCGTCCACGCCGACGCCTGACCGCCGCGGCGACATCCTCGAGCCGCTCGGCGCCACCTTCGCCAATCCCCTGCCGCTGCTGCTGCATCACGACCGCGAGCGCCCGGTGGGCCGCGTCACGCTGACGGCGCACCGCGAGGGCATCGCGTTCGAGGCGACGCTGCCGGAGATTGCCGAACCGGGTGCCGTGCGCGACCGCGTCAATGAGGCGTGGCACAGCATCAAGGCCGGTCTGATTACCGGCGTCAGCATTGGCTTCCGGCCGCTGAGCGACGGCGTCAAGGCGCTCGCGAACGGCGGCATGCACCTGCTTCGGACTGAAATCTGCGAACTGTCGTTGGTGACCGTTCCGGCGAACGTCGAAACCACCATTCACACCATCAAGAGCTTCGACGCGCCCTACCTGGCCGCATTCCTTCCCACGAGGTCGCCAATGGCGAAATTTACCGCGCCCGAACACATCTCGCAGCTCGAAACCAAGCGCAGCAATCTCGCGTCGCGCATGACCGAGATCATGCAGGCGACCGCCGAGGCCGAGCAGACGCTGACCGCCGACCAGGCCGAGGAGCACGACCGCCTGAGCGTGCAGGTCAAGAGCATCGACGCCGACCTGGTGCGGTGGCGCGAGCTCGAGCAGCTGCAGATCGTGAACGCGACGCCGGTGCCGCCCGCGCCCGTGACGCCGGCGGCGGTGGCGACAGTCACGAAGTCGTGGCCGCAGGTGTCGGTGAAAGCGAACGTGCCGCTCGGGATGCCGTTTGTGCGGCACGCGATGGCGCTGCTCGTCTGTCACGGCAACAAGCACGAAGCCGCGGAGTACGCGAAGCGCTGGGACGACACGACGCCGGAAGTGAGCTTGTCGCTGAAGGCGGCGATTGCTGCCGGCACGACGACCGACAGCGCCTGGGCGGCACCGCTCGTCAACCAGACGATGATCAACGACTTCCTCGAGCTGCTGCGGCCGGCGACGATCCTTGGAAAGATTCCCGGCCTGCGGAATGTGCCATTCAACGTGAAGATTCCGATGCAGACCGCGGGCGGCACCTACGGGTGGGTTGGAGAAGGCAAGCCGAAGCCGCTGACCAAACTCGCGTTCTCATCCGACACGCTCGGCATGACGAAGGTCGCCGGGATCATCGTGCTGACCGAGGAACTCGTGCGCTCGTCGAATCCGTCGGCCGAGGCGCTGGTGCGCGCGGATATGGTGGCAGGGATTGCGCAGTTCCTCGACCAGCAGTTCATCGATCCGGCCGTCGCGGCCGTGACGGGCGTCAATCCCGCCAGCATCACGAACGGCGCCCCAACGGCCGCAGCGACGACCAATCCGCTCGCCGACATCATGGGGCTCATCAATCACTTCGCCACGAACAACATCCCAGTCGACGGCCTGACGTTCATCCTGTCGGCCTCGAATGCGCTGTCGCTGTCGTTCCGCACGAACCTCGACGGCTCGCCGGAATTCCCTGGTGTCGGCATCAACGGCGGCAGCTACAAGGGCCTGTCGTTCATCACGTCCAATACGGCCAGCACCAACATCGTCGCGTTGCAGCCGTCGCAGATTCTCTACGCGGACGATGGCGGCGTGACGATCGATGCGTCGCGCGAAGCCTCGCTGCAGATGGACTCGGCGCCGATGTCGCCGGCAGACGCCACGACCGTCTACGTGTCGCTGTTCCAGACGAACTCGGTCGCGCTGCGCGCGGAGCGCTTTATTAACTGGAAGAAAGTGAACGCCCAAGCGGTGAAATACCTGACGGCAACGGCTTGGCCGGCACCGACGGGCGGCACGGCGTTGCTTGCGAGCTCGAACGAGCCGACCACGAAGCGCAGGGAGTAGGGATGCGCGTGTTCGGTTTGGACATCAGTCGCGCCACACGCTCGCCGGCGGCCTTGTCGCCACCGGCGGGCACGCTGGGCGGTGGCTGGTTCCCGGTGGTTCGTGAGCCGTATACCGGCGCGTGGCAACAGAACGTCGCGATTACCGCGCCGCATGCGCTGTCGTATTTTGCCGTCTACGGCTGCGTCACGCTCATCACCACCGACATTGGCAAGCTCGGGCTGGATCTCGTCGCCGAGGACGACGACGGGATCTGGAACAAGACCAGTAATCCCGCGTACAGCCCGGTCTTGCGAAAGCCGAACCGCTACCAGACGCGCATCAAGTTCGTCGAGCAGTGGATCACCAGCAAGCTCACCGCGGGCAATGCGTACGTGCTGAAGGAACGCGACGCGCGCGGCGTCGTGTCGGCGCTGTACGTGCTCGACCCGGCGAGAGTGACGCCGCTGATTGCGCCCGATGGATCGGTCTACTACGGCTTGAAGCGCGACGACCTGACCGGCGTCAGTGACGGCGACGTGGTCGTGCCAGCGAGAGAAATCATCCACGACCCGTACGTCACGCTGTTTCATCCCCTCGTGGGCGTCACGCCGCTCTATGCCTGCGGGCTGGCGGCGCAGCAAGGGCTCGCGATGCAGACGGGCAGCGAGCAGTTCTTTCGGTCGGGCTCGCGGCCCGGCGGCGTGCTGACCGCGCCGGGCGAGATTGGCGACGAGCAGGCGCTGCGACTCAAGACGCGCTGGGAGGAAGGCTATTCCGGCGTCAACGCGGGCCGCGTCGCGGTACTGGGCCTCGGCCTCAAGTACGAGCCGATGACCATGACCGCCAGCGACTCTCAGCTCATTCAACAGCTCAATTGGACCGCGGTCAATATCTGTACCGCGTTCCATGTGCCGCCGGCGCTGCTGGACGTGGGCGATTCGTCGAATGCCGGCGACCTCGAAGTGCTGCTGGCTAAATACCACAGCACCTGCATTCAGTCGCTGCTGGCGAATTTTGAAGCGTCGCTCGAGGAAGGGCTGGAGCTCAAGGCGCCGTACGGCGTGGCCTTTGACGTGGATGACCTGATTTGGATGGTGACCGCCACGAAGGTGAAAGCGGCGGCGGACGCGATCGGCTCGGGCGCGTTGTCGCCGAATGAAGCGCGCTACAAGTACTTCGGCGTCGGCAAGGTCGAAGGCGGTGCGACGCCCTACCTTCAACAGCAGAACTTTAGCTTGGCCGCACTCGCAGAACGGGACGCGAATCAGCCGTTCTCGAAGGCACCGGCGGCGGCACCGGCCGCGCCGGCCTCGGCTGAAGGCGATGTGCTGGAGCAAGCCTCATGACGCTGGCGACGCTCGCCGAGGCGAAGGCGCATCTGCAGATCACCGACGACAC